TTCCATACTTTGCAAGGTTGTATATTCAGTAGGAACCAAATGACGATGAACGGTTGTCTTCAAATACTCTGCTGCCTTGTTCAAGGTCACTGAGTTAGTCGTATGAGGAACAATGGAGAGAATAAAGGGAAGACGATTAGGGAACGCTTGAATTAAAGCAACACAAACTGAATCGAATGTCCAGTAGTCATATGCATAATCATATCCTTGATTCAGAGGATTCTTAGAAACAATTGGAGTTCCATTCTCGTCTGCATAGAGATGAACTTCTAATAATCGTCTTCCAGACTGAATGACAGTAGACGCTTCTTCGTAGATACCTCCTCTCACAACGTAATCACATAATCGTTTAGGAATTGAAGGTAGTTTTACTTCTTCATCAGTTATTTCAGTCCACGCTACATATCCAACAAGTCCCAAAAGAGAAAGGGCAAGTACAGTCTCCATATCTTTCTACTCGGATGTGTTTTTTGGAATTTTAAACAAGAGACCACGGAACCCATTGATTACGTCATCTGGAATTCGCTCTTTCATAGGGATTTCCATCAAACACGCTTGGTGGAAATACAAACAATACATTCCACATTCAGAATCCTTGAATTGATGACGTGTTGCATTAAAAGTCATCTTCATAGGTTTAGATTTACCTGTAGCGTCCCATTGAGACTTCCATCGTCTCATTAACTTTTTAATTTCAGGTTCAGGTTGGTGTGCATACGAATCAAAATAGGTGATGCGTGGATACTCTAATTGTGGACGAATGTCACAGAACAAGGCAATCCAATGTTCTCCAGGTCCATCATGTGGATCTGTATTAAAAACAATACCAATTTGGTCATATTTCTCTGACAGTTTTACAAGATTCATGGAACATAATGAACTCACAATGCATTCATTGGTTTCGGATTTCAAATCAAAGTCAATTGGAATACAACCTACGAAAAAGTATCTAGGAAACAAGTTTGTAAAGTTCTTTTCAACACGATCAATATCATCGGACGATAACCATTCATATCGGTTCACAGACCATTCTTTGGGTGCTTTAGGTCTTTTCATCAGCGATGTGACAATACATTCTGCAGATCCTGTTGCGCATTGGTCTTGAAGACGATGTTGAATATTTGTCCACATTTCTTCAGAAGTTCCTTTTGGAACTGGGGATTCTTTGGGATGTTCTTTGTTATATACTACACGGAGTCGTTCAATTTCTTCAAGATCCAACCAAGACATTCCTTATTTAAAATGGAATACTATTAAGTTAAGAAAGACTACTTCATATATCATGGAAGCACTTAAACCCATTCTCTCAGAGTATGCAGACATTACCCGTAAACTCAATGAAGTCAACGCACGCGCTTCCGAACTTCGTGATGACCGCAGAACCGTTGAACTAGACTTGGCAGCATTATACGCTACTTCTCGTGAGACCTTACCTGACAAGATTAATCTTGCGACTTCAGGTATGACCTTTGCTGTTAAATATCCAAATCAGTGGAAAAAGGGTTGGACGCTTTCCAAGAAGGAATTGAAAGCGTATTTAGATGAATTGATTCCTCAGAAAAGTGAAGAGTTGATGCTTGAAATTGTTAAAAGACAAGAGGAGAAGATGGTGGAAAGTGATTACGGTTTTGAGCTTAAAGTTGCGACAAAGCGAGATTGAGAGTCATTCTTAAGACTTTCTTCAATCTCTTTTAGAGTTTGCTGAATTTCTGCGAGTTGTTGTTTAGCTTCATCCAAACTTTGATGGGGAAGGAATCCTTTTTGGATACGCGAAATCATGCACACCAACGAACCATTCGTGCTCAAGAGACGGGTAGCCAAGGTATGCAAAGGCTTCACCATCAACGTGATATGATACTCAACAACACAATATTTTTAAATCCCATCATCTTCGCGCTGAAGGAAGTAGGCGTGGAGTTTCTCCGACATTCCACGAACACTGAATTCCAATACACCATGCCAGTTGGGTCGCAGAATTGTTCGTACATCACGGATTCCATCTAAGATTGCGTGGCGGTCTACATATCTGCGGTTCACATGAGTACCATGCCATAAGTGATAAACTGAACCCGAGATGCATGCAATACGAGGTTTTGGAAGACTACAAAACTCTTTGAAAGCAGGAATCAACGCAGGTTTGAGATAGGTTGTTGGAAACTTGACATCTAACCATGCTGCAGCAGAAAGTGTATCTCCACTTCCTGTAATCCCATATTCAAAAAATCCTACTTTGCGAAACCATCTGCGACGGAACGCCCACGCAAATCCTGGATGAAACTTATGGTCAAAGGTTTGTTTACGGTCCATGTACAGAACCGATGATCGTTCTTGCATTATTTTTGTATACGTGATGTCCATCCAGACTGCAGAAGTAAAAGGTTGAACTACGTCGTTTTTATTGAGGGCATCTGAGACTTCACAATACCAGTGAGGATTTCCAAAGATGATATCAGCATCCAAGAACAATACTTTGGAAAACCACCATGGAATCTTAGATTCAAGAATGGTACAAAGATTCTCCTTGTGGAAGAGGATGGATTTACTCCAGACATGAAATGCATCTACAATCTCAGGTTCTTGTTTATCAAACACCAGTTCCAAAGTGTAATATGGAATATTTGCAAGTTTGAGTTTTTCAATTGTGTAAAAGTAGTTCATCACCATCCGCTTAGATTTGGCAGGATTGAAGAAGACAAGTCCTACTGCCATATCGCGTTTCCATGGAGTATTATACCTTACATTTGCAAGTTCAATAGGTTTAGCGGTTTCTTGTTTAGGTAGAGGATCTGGTTCTTCTGTGTATGCCATGGACTGAGCGCTTCCCATTGTGTAGAAAAACGGATAAAAGATTGGATAGAAACTACAATTCATAATGACCGATGTCTACTCACCTTACAATGCCCGTAACCGATTCTTTACAGAGAAGGATATCCACCGTATATTGCATCGCCATGGTTTGCCTCATTACCGTGTCTCAAATCCAAGAGTCTTTCAAACCGCAATGGTTCATACCACCTATGTCAAACGATCTGAATATACTACACCTGATGGACGACCGGCGTCTCTTGCTCCGTGTCCCTCTGGTGTCATGCCCCTCCAAGATGAATCGTATGAATGTCTCGAATTTGAAGGAGATTCAGTCCTTGGAGTGTGTGTTGCAACCTATCTACGACGCAAATACCCTGACAAGAAGCAGGGTTTTCTCACAGACGCTCGCAAGGAACTTGTTAACAATGAGCGAATCGGCGCCTTATGTCAAAAAGTCGGACTGGATACATTCTATGTCATTTCTAGACACAACGAGGAGTCTGTGGCTATTAATGGACGACGAAATATACAGAAACTGGGAGACATATTTGAAGCTTTTATTGGTGCGCTATGGACAGATTGTGGAAACCGATTCAATATTGTCTACTCATTCGTCACCAACGTTCTGGAAGCCTATTTGGACATCCAGGATGTTGTCACTACTATCACCAACTACAAGGATATCTTTCAGAAGTATTGCCAGCGTGAGTTTGCGACAACTCCTACGTATACTATGATAGAATCCAATGACGCTTTGATTCGGGTCACAATTGTTCTCAAAGGAAAAACATTAAAAGAAACGGGTGAAGGAACCACTCGTAAGAAAGCAGAACAAATGGCAGCAAAACAAGCGCTTGAAGGATTTGGAGTTACTTTCTCTTCTGCGTAGTGACTCTAGCGTTTCTTCCACATTTGAATCGTTTGAGTGTTCGCCCTTGTGTCCATAATACAGATTTAACACAGACCGCGATGGGTCCTTTTTCATTGCGAAAGGTCTTTCTCACTTTCTTAATACATTTGCAAAACCTTCTTGTTTGATTAAGTCGTGCCATTGTGTCAAACTCAGAAGAATATATCCTCGCAAAGAATAAACATAATGGGCGGTGGTCTTCTACAACTCGTTGCTTATGGTGCTCAGGATGCGTATATCACTGGAAATCCTCACATTACCTTCTGGAAGGTTCTCTACAAGCGTCATACGAACTTTGCAATGGAGGCGTTCCGTGTGAACTTCACGGGTGCTCCTCAATATGGTCAACGTGTCGTTGCTGTCATCAACCGCAATGCGGACTTGATGTACAAGACCTATTTGGAGGTCCAACTCCCAGACACATTTACTGCAAACGTCAAGTGGACATCTGCATTTGAACGTCGTCTTGGCTACCAACTTCTCAAGAAGATTGAGGTAGAGATTGGCGGACAGATCATTGACACTCATTATGGTGAATGGTTGTTCTTATGGGAGAACTTGACCTCTGGATTTGACAACTCTGTCAAGTTAGACACAATGTTAGGTGGATACCTTGGAGGCACAGAGACCACTTCAGTCTCTTGCGGAGGTCGCCCAGCAGTCTTGTATATCCCTCTTCAGTTCTGGTTCTGCCGAAACCCAGGTCTTGCATTACCTTTGATTGCCCTCCAGTACCACGAGGTTCGCATCAATGTGACTTTGAATCCTGCAACAGACTTGGTTTCAAAGGGAGATCAGGCATCAGTCTCTGCTGCTGCTGCACTTCTGCCTCAGTTGAAGGATATGTCACTCTATGTAGACTATGTCTACTTGGATGTCGATGAGCGTCGCCGATTTGCTCAACAGTCTCATGAGTATTTGATTGACCAACTCCAGTTCGGTCTTCAACAGACACTCACAACATCAAGTGCCCGAATTGACTTGACATTGAATCACCCTGTCAAGGAGTTGGTGTGGGTCTTCCAGGACGCCCGTAAAACTGATTGCGGATCTACGCTTACAAATAACATTGGATTCACTCAACCCTTCAGTTACGATGATATTGTCAATCGCGCCCGTCTCCAAATCAACGGTCAGGATCGATTTGACGAGCGATATGGTGATTATTTCTGGAAGGTTCAACCTTACCAACACCACACAGGAGGCGCCTTCTTTCCTATGCGCTCTCAGGTCATTGCGCAGACTCCTACTACATTTACCGCTGTTGCAACTCTTAGTGGAGATATTTTGGATGTTACTACTGCACCAGGGGGAGGACCACTTATCATTGAAGGAGCGCTTGTAACCCTTGCAAACTACTTACCACCTGGAACAGTCATTATTTCATATGGAACTGGTAATGGAGGTTTAGGAACCTATCAACTCAGTGAACCAGTTCTTCAATCTGGTACAGCACAAACAGTCACATTTACACTACCCAACGTCAACTACACTCCTCATGAGAACCCAATTAACGTATATTCCTTTGCCCTTCAACCCGAGGAACATCAACCAAGTGGAACCTGTAACTTCTCACGAATTGACACAACCACCCTTGTGTTCGACAGCGTATCTGCATCAGGTGTTGCAAGACCCACTAAGTCAACACCCTTCAACTTCAGAATGTATGCAGTGAACTACAACATCTTCCGAGTCATGTCCGGAATGGGTGGACTTGCATACTCAAATTAAATCACCAACTAAATCACTAAGTATAATGATCAAGTTGATAGTCGTTTGCTTAATTCTTCTTTTTGTTGCTTGGATCTTGATGAATCCTAAAACAAGTTTCCGAAAAGAGGAACCCACTACACGTTTGTATTCGGAAGGCACCCGTGAAGTCCTAAGGTCTGTTGGATCATTATCGACGCCAGATGACCCTCTCCAGGGCATTTTACGTGGTCATGACCAAGGATATGACCGATTTCATGTGAGATAACGTACTGACGATATCCATTCAAATCTTGACCGCTCTTTGTAGACCCATGTTTCCAATTCTCTACATTGATTCTCATTTGCTTTCCTCCTAACTCTGCGCACGATAAGGTGTCATCACACCCTGCCTTGCGAAGACCTGCTTTAGAACTAAGATGAATCACAACTTTTGGATTACGCTTCACTTGAAAAAAACGATACCCTTTAGATTCCCACCCATTTGGATCCGCTAAGCAGATTGCTACATCGGTTTCAAAGTCTTTCAAAGAAAAATCCACATCTGGATCTACGACCACGCTATAGGTGATACGCTTCATTGATTTCAAGTGTGATTTTTAATCAACTGCAGAATCAACCTCCAGATGCTTCATCAAGGTAT